GTCACAAACTGGGTATCAGATTGTTTGGTGCAAAGACTGGTCTTCGTGGAACCAAGATTTTCGGTAAACGACCGACATTGGCTGTGCTTGATGACTTGGTAAGCGATGATGATGCTAAGTCAAAAGTGGCAATGCAGTCCATCAAGGACACTGTGTATAAGGGGGTTGACTATGCCCTCAGTCCGACCAAGCGAAAGGTGATTTTTAATGGGACACCATTCAACAAGGATGACATCCTCATCGAAGCAGTCGAATCCGGTGCATGGCATGTGAACGTTTGGCCTGTATGTGAGAAGTTTCCTTGCACCCGAGAAGAATTCAAAGGTGCATGGGAAGATCGCTTCACCTATGACTATGTGAAGGCACGTTATGACAGTGCCATTCTCACAGGCAAGATCGGTGCTTTCAATCAGGAGCTTATGTTGAGGATCACATCCGAAGAAGAACGTCTGGTGCAAGAGTCTGAAATCCGTTGGTACAGTCGCCAGCAACTCTTGGACAAGAAGCAGAACTTCAACTTTTATATCACCACTGATTTTGCGGTGACAGACAAGCAAAATTCAGACTTTGCAGTTGTCACGGTTTGGGCCTATAATGCGAATGGGGACTGGTTCTGGGTGGACGGCATCCACGCACGACAGACCATGGACAAGACGATGGATGATTTGTTCAGGCTGGTGAACGAATACAAACCCCAGAGTGTTGGTGTCGAGAACGCGGGGCAGCAGGTAGGCTTTATCACCTTGTTCCAGCGAGAAATGATGAACCGGAACATCTGGTTTACCTTTGCCAACGGCCTCAACGGACAAGCTGGACTTCGCCCAGTAGCCAACAAGCTCGCACGCTTCAACCGTGTTGTTCCTTGGTTCAAATCTGGAAAAATGTACTTCCCTGAAGAAATGAGATTGTCTCAGATCATCGGGGAGTTCACTGGCCAGATCGCCTTAACCACCATCAATGGGATCAAGAGCAAGCATGATGATGCTTTGGACACGATCTCTATGCTGGCAGACCTGACACCGTGGAAGCCTTCGGAAGGTGCCCCTGTGCAGAGCCAAGATGAGAACGGTGTTTGGGTGATCGACGGTGAAGATGATCGTGATGAAAGCCCGATGTCCTCCTACATCGTATAGGGAAAACCCAAATGAAGCTGCAAGACTGGCTTGAAAACATGGCGATGAATGAACTCTCCAATCTTTGGATTGGTGAGGAAGGTCAACTCAATGGTTTCAACTACGAAAATCGTCGAAAAATCGTATCGGCAATGAACCAAGGACTCAAGGCCCTGTCTAGTCGGTTTCTTCTGGTTCAAAAAGAACTGATCCTGAGGACTTATCCGCATATCACGTTCTACTATTTGCGTACTGACTATGCAGAACAGTCCGGATCAAACAAAAAGACCAAGTATATTGAAGACAAACACCGGGAACCGTTCCTTGGTGATGTTATCAAAGTGCTTGAAGTATGGAATAACAAAGGTCAATCGTATCCGATTAATGATCCAAGCGATGCAACCTCCGTTTTTACCCCACAATTTGATTGTTTGCAAATTCCACGGCCTGATGACAGCCCTGTGGTCTCTGTAATCTATCAAGCTTACCATCCCATGATCGTGGATAGCGAAGATGGGTGTCGAGATATCAATCTTCCTCCATTCTTGGAAGAAGCTCTTACAGATTACATCTGTGGGAAGATCTACAGCAACATGAATGGTGCTGATAACGTGGCAAAAGGTGCAGATTTCATGCAAAAGTATGAGAATATCTGCGGTGAGGTTGAAGCAAAAGACCTCGTTGCTTCGTCAATGGTGCCGTTGAACCCCAAACTTGAAATGCGAGGATTTGTGTGATGCGGAATGCTTTCGGAACTGATCTCAATCAAGCAGGACTGGTGGACGATATGGTTGGTGATGCCTATGACACCGTGAAAAGGGTTGCTGATGCTCTTGCTTACGTCACCCATGTTTCACAAAATCTAGAAACAGTCTTTGGGGTTAGTCAAAGTCTTCCTGTACTGGAAGCTTTTATTAATGACCCCTCTTTTCTGACTTTCTTGACCGATAACATGGACGATCTGGCTGCTCTGAGTGCAGCCTATGCAACCCTTTACCACAACACCGTCAAACTGAATGTTGCAACGTCTCAGATAACGGGTTATGTGGCTCTGGGCACTGGTGCCCCGATGATCAAGCAGAAAGTTGTGACTGGTACTACCCCGGTTCCTTCTGCCTATGCCCTCTACAACTTGGGTCTTGGTGGGGATTTCACTAATAACCGAATTCTGAGTTTCGATGTCATCGTAAGCATGTCTGATGGAACTCGTCGAAACATTGATGCTTCGATGGGAGCTTGGTTTAGTGAAACTCAGCTTCGTCTTTTTTGCCATGATGATGCAACAATCTTTGGAAATCGTCCGTTTACTTGCTTGATTACCTACACGGATGAAGCCTAATACCTGAAAGGACTAATCATGGTTAAATACGTCCCTTTCGAAGAAGTTTCTGATAATATTTCTTCTCGTAAAGATGAAGATTGCTGTGATCCAGCTTTCACTGGAAATATTCCCATCTCTGAACAGACTGGGAATATTATTCAGCTTTTGGAAGATGGATTGTTTGCTTCCAGAATCTATTTCATGCAAAAAGATGTCATTTTTAGTGGTGAAACCAATCCCACTGAAGATATGTACGATGAGGGGGACTATTTCCTCAATACCATTACCAAATCCCTTTACAAAAAGGTATTTGGTTTGTGGGAATTCAAAGTTAATCTTGGTGGGCCTCCCGGTATAGATGGTACTGACGGGCAAAATGGTGTTGATGGGGTAGTTGGTTCTATCACTCGTGTTGGTGTTGGTATCCCATCTAATTCTTTGGGTTTGAATAACGATTTCTACATCAATATGGACACTTCTGGTATCTACCATAAGGTATCTGATGTCTATGAACTTCTTTTTTACCTTCATGGCGATAAAGGAGATAAGGGCGATAAAGGTGATCCCGATACTGAAACCATTGAAGCCGTTCAAGCCCTTGTGATGCAGGCGGAAGAATATGCAGCGGCAGCCGAACTGGCTTCGGTGAGCATGATTGGCTCAATGAAGTATGCTGTCACGGGGCTTGGAGGAACACTAGACTCCTTTACGCTTCCAGCTACGCCTCTTTCTGATTTTTCTGTTGACGTGCTTCTAGATGGTGCAGCAGCTTCTCGTGCTTCCTATACTCGTACCGGCCCCGTCATCACGCCGCTGTTTCCCTGGCCCTCGGACGCTGTAATCGAGGTGGAGGTGAAAGCGTTTCTCAATGAAACGCAGGCCGAGGTTTTCTTTGTGAGTCGTTCAGCTTTTCTGGCTTGGCAAACGGTACATGAACCGCTTGTCGGGATGAAAGCAAATGTGGTCGGGGTCGAGTATCTCTACGATGGGATCGGCACAGGAATCTCCGATATGCTCGGCTGGTCCCCCTTTGGATCGCCAAAACCCGAGCACTTTCTTTCCCTTGGCTCGTGGACAGCCTACAGTGACTGGCTGGGCACCACATTTGGCATGGCCTATACGCGGACAGCTACGCTGTCGATGCCAGCCGGTGGAAGGATGACTGGACCAGCCAGCATCACCAAGTTAGTGGGGACTTCTTCACTCTCCACCTTCTTGACCACAGCCAATGATACTGTGTTGAGAGAGATGACTCTTAACCTTGACTTAGATGCAACGGCAACCAGCGGCGTTTATCTGACTGCCCTGTCGGGCACCCGCACTAAGATGCTTTATGATGAGGTCGTCTCATCGGCTGGCATTCTAATTGATCCCAGCACCGGGAATCGGAATGGCCTTGGTGGCGTCTTCCTCGTGAGTTCTGCGGCGAATATTGATGGATTGACCGTCCGCAATAGTTTCTTCACCAACCATTTCTACGGCTTTCTGCAAGCCAATACGACAGTCGCCACGCTCAAAAATACGACGATCCTCAACAGCACTTTTGATGAGTTTGGCAGCGTTCCCTTGCTATTCAATGCCCCAGCCGACGGAGCGTTGATCGACAATGTGCTAGTCATGGGGAATAACCTGGGCAATGTGCGCAGTCGTCAGCCCTTTGGTTCCATTTATGGTTATCCTCACCGGGCAAGTTTTGCTGGGAACGTGAAAAACTTCCGCTTCATCGGGAACCATGGCTA